CGCCAAAGAGGCGTAGGTCCATCGCCTTGTAGCCGAATCGGGCAATGCCCTCCTCGTCGGCGATGTACTCCACCCGTGGCTGGTAGTTATCAAGCGGGTCGTCCCAGCTGGCAAGGACAGCCGTGTGCCTGGCGCGTTGCGCGGAACCGCTATAGCTGAAGTTCCCAACACTAACCTTGCCGCTGTCGTCGAACTCCTCAATCGTGTTCGACTCGTTGAAGGTATAAACAAACGCACCAGGGCGGTCCTGGATCGAAATGATGCTGCCTGCGGCGTAGTACAGCAGCCCTCGGAAAATGCTGCTCAGCTGCTGCAGAACGTTCCAGGCTTGTTCGCTCGTCTGCAGAACAAGGTTGCAAGTGAAGCGCGGCTCAGTACCGCCACCAGGAGCGGGCACGCTTTGGTCGCAATACTGCGCGATCGAGTAGAGCGTCCACTTGTCCACCTGATCGGCGGACACATAAGCCCCCAATCCATAGCGGTCGTGGACAATGATGTCCCTCAGCACCCAGGCTGGGTTGTTGCTGTAGGCCCGTTTGAAGGTGCCGTCCCAGGTGCCTGTGTAGGTGCGGGCGACGGGGTCGTAGTTGCTGGGGACGTCCAGGATCAGACCCTTCATCTCCACGCTGACGCGCGGGAGTGAGCTGTACTGATCAGCCCTGATGCCCAAGCTCAGCATCGAGCTGTGGGGATAGGAGAACCTCTGATCGAGGCTCAGAATCACCGTGCTGAAGTTGAAAGCCGTTCTGTAAGTGTTAGTCGAGCTGTTGCGGCCGCTGTCGTCTACCGTGTCCCGCGAGACGGTAAAGCGCCAGGGGCCTTCGCCCTGCAAGGCAAACTCGAACTCACGCTGGAACTGTCCGCTGAACTTGCCCTCGATTCTCCCGCTAAAAGGTGTTCGCTTGACGTCATTGACGTCGGTGTAGGAGATCGTCAAGGCGACATAGGTTCCCAAGACGTCGCCCTTGCTGGTCTGACGCACCAGACCAGAGAACGTCAGCAGCACGCGCGCCCGATACGGAGCGTTCGGCTCAGGGGCTGTAACTGACTGAGCGACAGGAAGCCCGTCGCGTACTTCGGTGTCGACACCAAACGGTGTGCTGACCTGAGAAAAGCCGGGGACGCCTGTCTGCGTAGCACTGGGACGACCCCAGCTAAAGACCAGATCATCAGGCTTCGGCACAACCGAAGAACCGACCTGGATCGGGGTTTCGTCGAGATAGACCGACTTCTGCAGCCCTGCGATGCTGTTGCCTTCAGCGGGGCCTTCGACCTCGCCCTCGCAGAGCAGGAACTGCATCTGGGCGAAGCTGGTCGACTTCAGCCCTGGATCGTCTGCCGTGTAGGTCGGGGTATAGACAGGGGCCTGGACGTTGACCGTTTGGTTGACCGTCTGGTTGCCACCACCACCACCGCCGCCACCGCCACCTGCGCCGTGGATCCGCTTACGTTTTGCCATCAGAGCGTCACCCCGTTTACATAACCCAGCAGACCTGCCGTTCCAGTCGTTGTGACCGATCTGGAGCTTGGCAGGTTGCGCAGGTCAAAGCTGACCACGCGAGGGCTGCTAATGCGCCGCTGGCCATAAACCAAAGGCACGCACTCGCCCTGACCTGCTGTGCCTTGGTTGCGGCTGAAGAGGTTCGATTCAAGGTCCGCTGAACGCGATGCCTCAGTACCTGAAACGCTGCTCACTCCACTGGAATTGGGACCGCTCAGTTGTGGCGTTGGTGTGATCAGTTCGGCAATGCCACCCAGCACCAATGCGCCACCGACCAGGCCGACGCCCAGCATCGAAGTCAGGCCAAAGGTTGCGGCAGGGATAAAGACCGCCACTGCAATCAGCACCACCCCGAGGATGATCCTTCCGACGCCGCCAGCACCCTGCAGAACAGGAGCGAAAACCAACACTTCGCTGCCTGTTCCCATGTCAAGCTCTTCGCCATCAATGCCCTCTGCGTTATCAGTCACCACGCGCCAGGCCACACCGCGCTCGTGCTGTTCAAGGATCCATGCCTTGAACTGAGGGAACAAAACAATCAGAGCACGGACTGCTTCGGCTGGCGACTTCACAGCCAGACGAAACTCACGTCCAAACTTCCGCCCCGCAGCCCCAAGAAGCTTGACTGTTTTCAGTTCTTCCATAGGGCGTGCGGCCGCAGAATCAGTCTAGTTTTTCTCTTCCACCAGCTCCCGAAGCGATCAATCCTGCTCTGGCGCTCAGCAGGGTGATGCAAGAAGCGGTCGTGGCTGACGAAGACACCGACGTGATCGGTATGCCCTTGGTAGTCGCCAAGGTTCATCAGCAAGATGTCACCCTCCTGGTACAGCCCATCGGTGACAGGTCTGCCGACATGTTTCCACTGCTCATCAAATGGCTGGAACTCTGGGGTGTTCCATTCGCCGTACCTGCCCCGTGGCCATGCTGGGAGTTGGACGCCAAGCTCGGCCAGCTTGTCACTCACCAGGCTGTAGCAGTCGTAGATGCCAAAGCAGAACGGACGCCCCATCAGTGGAGCAATGCCGTCAGGGTCGGCCTGGATGAAGTTGTCCGTCCGCAAGCAATAGACAGCCCAAGGCAAGGTGTCTGTCGCCATCACTTGCTGATCTAACGGGCTGAACGCATCCAGCTCTAGGTGGCTATGCCAGACGCCTTTGATCCCGACCTCCTCCCAGTGGGCGTAGACCATCGGGCTGATCTCGAACTCCTCAACAGGGTTGGCCGCTCTGTTTTGCACCTGTACAACCTGTCCGTTTTCAAGCACGAAGCCACAGGTCTCTTGCATTGAAGTCTCGGCCGCCAGCTTGCGGATCTCACGCTTCTGCTCAGGTGTGAGCCAGTTCATATCGTCAGACCAGGGAAGCCCCCGTAGGGCAGGTCCTCGTAGACCAACGACACGGGATCGAAGAACCGCAGCCTGCAACTCGCAAGCCGCTTTCCGCAGACATCATTCGCGTCCTGCGTCCCAGCCGCCTGCCAGTTAGTGACGGCGGTGTTGTAGTTGTTGATTGCGGTGTCGTAGTCCGCCTTTTCGGTGTCGTAGACCGCTTTGGCTGCTGCCTCTGCTGCGACGGCGTTGTTGTACGTCACCAGGGCTGCATCCCTGTTGGCTACCAGGGTTGCGTAGCCGCTGGTGTTGTAGAACCAACGCTGAACCTCGTAGTAGGACCTGCTGCCCTCTGTGGTGCGGTACTTCCCTTTTCGGTGCTCGTTGCTAGCGCCAACGCTGGCACCATGCCAGTACACGACTGTGCCGAAAGCCGTCTCCATCCAATACGTCGCAGACGGGTCACTGATGGGCAAGAGGTGGTAGTCGGTCTCGGCGTAGACCCAGGTGCCCGTGAAACTATTGACCTGAGCGACCCAATAGTTGTAGTCAGACAGCGCGTTGGCTGTATTGGCTTGGGCCGTGCCGTAGGCGCTAGACGCAGCTTGATAATCAGCTCTCGCAGGTGGGATCGCGTCCCGCGTCGTCAGCACCGCCTGAACCAACGGATCAGCGCTGGTTGTCAGCGGGTTGTCGTTAATGTCCGCAACAGGTGGCCCCGAATAATCGCAACCCTCCCCGCGATAAACCCAGGGGCAGGTGTAACGCAGCGCCCGCCTACGGGGCAGCAGCACACCGTCAAGGTCAAAAGCGGTACTCAGCTTGAAGGTGACAAGCAGCTTGCCCTCTGTCTCCTTCTGCTGGATGTACCAGGTTTCGTCAGGCCAGTGCGCGTTCGGGTCAGGGCTGCTGCCGCTGTCTAGGTAACGCGCCAGCACACGGCGACGTGTGAGCCTTGCACCGATCAGATCGTTCCATTCATTCACCAGGCCCGTGAACTCAAGGCCGATGTTGCTGATGGTCAGGCTTGGGCTCGGCGGGACGCCTTCTGTCTGGTAGGTAAAGCCTGCAGCCTTATATGGGATTGCCGTGTAGACGATCCCGGCGTACTCAACAGGCTGACCATCAGCCACTACCCAGTTAACAAAGTAGACGTAACGTTCAGCTGGTGGCACCGCTGGGTCGATTGGCTGCAGATCAAGGATCCACAGGTCAATGATCGCGTCACCCTGTAGACCCTGTAGGTCGGCGTTATCTTCAAATGTCCGATCGTCGGCCATTACTGATACCAGCGCTTAAGGGTGAACTGCAGGCTGCAGAGACGGTCACTTCCGTAATTCCAGGTCCACTGCACTGGGTCCAAAATCCAGTTTTTGGGTGCTGTTTCGTTGGGCGGCGTCCACTCAAAAAACCCAGTCCCTAACGCAATGATCTCGTCTTCCAATGCCTGCGTGACTTCATACTCCTGCATCGGAGTAGTCACGCTCCACATTTCGTTGAGGGGGTTGACCCCGTCCTGACGACGGGCCATATAGCCGTCGCCGTACTGCTGTTGCAGCGTGCGGAAGCTGGCTTGCTTCTGAGCGTCAACGGTCACGCAAAGCGTGCCGAGCGTCATCTCAGTGGTGCAGGAAACAGGCATGACTTACCTCGACAGGATGCCGCCAGGACGACGCTCGCGTTGGATCACACCAACAACGGTACTTTCAACCAGACGTCCCAGCGCATTTGCTTGGCTGGCGTCGGTGTTTGTGCCTCCGTCGCTGCTGATGGTGACGTTGACAACGCTGTTTACTTCGCCTCCGGCACCATTTGGAATGATCGTGCCGCTCTTGCCGGGGACAAACATCTCCGGGCCTTCTTCACCCACCAAGTAGGGGCGGTTGGCAGAAACCGGACCACCGTCTGCTCGTTTGCCGAAGTTGCCGGAAAGGATGCTGAAGAAACCTTTACCATCATCACCACCAAGGGCGCTTAAACCAGCTTTAAGTAACAGGCTTGAAAGACTCCTAAGTGTGCTGGTAAGAACTTGGTTCCAGTCTTCTGTGCCTTGGATAAGAGTGTCAAACAAGCTTGCAAACTGCTGACCGACACCGTTGATAGTGTCTGTTATTAGCTGCTCTTGAAAGCTAAGTTGTGCAGTTAGTTTGTAAGCCGCACTAACGGCATCCATGTATGCCTTGACTTGCGCTTCTGTTATAGGTACGCCTTTAGCGCGTTCGTTATTGATAAGCATCTCAGCTTTAAGCAGTTCCTTAGCTAGCCCTTCTTCGGTTTGGAGCAGTACGACCTCTAGCTGTTTTTGACGGACAGCTTCGTCGAATGAGTCATAAAGTTGGCCCTGAGCTACAGCGCGTTGTGTGTCTATCTTTAGCAGCTCCTGTTCGAGACGATATTCTTCAAGCTGAATCTGCAGCTGAGTCTGGGCTTCACCGGCTCGGCGTGCTCGGATCTCAGCAATCTTCAGTTCGCTGGCTTCTAAAGCCCTGGTGTACTCAAGCTCTTTAAGTTTTGCTGTGTCTCCGTCTACTTGGGCTGCTGCGATCTGCTGGTCGATAGCGAGCAGTGCAGCTGCTGTGTTGACTTGGGCTTGCAGTGCAGCAACCCGCTTTTGCTCGGCTTCGGCGCTTTTGGCGGATGCTGCATCTGCCTTAGCCCGTGCTGCGTCAGCACGATTTTTAAGCTGGATAATACGAAGCTGCTCTTCAAGCAGGGCGGTTTCAATCTTCGTCTGATCGTTACCCGCTGCTTGTAGGTCAACCTCGGCTTGCCTTCTAATAACTTTTTCTTCTAGGGCGAACACAGCTGCATTTGTTAAATCCCCATTAGTCTTTTCTAGAGCAATCTGTGCCTCCAGAAGATTTAGACTGGTTAGATCCAGTTCGTTTGATTTTTCGATCTCCTTAAGTGCGTTTGCACGCTCATTAGCAAGTTCGCGCGTGCGTTGAACAATTTGGTCGTTTATCTCTAGTTGACTCTGAGCATTACCGAAACCACCGCCAAAGATCCCTGGTCGCCCTGCTTCGTTACGCTGTCTAAGGAGATCCTGCAGCACAGGGTCATTAGACGATCGAGCGGACCGAAGAGCATTTGCACGCTCCAGGTTTGAAATTACGCCGGCTAATGGGCCAGAAAGTAGAGCAGACAAAGCTAGTCCCATTTGGGTCATCGCTATCTGCCACTCATTCGCAAATTCCTGTGTCTGATCTCCAAAATTTTGTAGTGCAATAACCCCGTCCCTTCCGACTATTGCTTCTAGCTCTCTGGTGGCTGCCGCCAGAGCTTCTGTGCTTTGATCCGCCTCTTCTAGCGCTTTGATGTAGGTAGCAGTCTCCGTGCCGACTAGACCCACCCGCTCGATAATCAGATCTACATCAGCGGTTAGTGGGTTTAGAGCACGACCCAGCTCCGCAGTTTTAGCGGCGAGGTCGTCGAATACCTGACCTACCGCGCCACCAAGAATCTGACCGCCGAACCCTTGACCGGCAAATGATCCGGCTAGAGAACCGAGGACTGAACCTCCTCCGGCACCGAATAAAAGTGGGAAACCAACGCCAAGAGCAATGCTTTCAAGTCGTTTCGCTCTATCTGCGTTATCTTGCTTTGCTTGGGCAGCACGTCTTTTCTCTATCTCAGCTAAATTTTTCTGGGCTACAATCTGAGCGTTTGTTATGTCAAGGGTGCCGTCGTAAAGCCGGGCGATATTTGCAGCTGCATTTGCTCGCTTTACGTCTGTTTGCAGCCCTTCACGCAATACAGTATTCCAACTTTGGGTGATGCGGTTACCTGCGCTAGCTCCCTGCACGGTTGCGCTTAGCGCCTTTTCTACTTGGCCGAATATCGGTGGAAGTTGTTGGCCTGTGGCGGCCTGGCGCGACAGTTGCTCAGTAAATTCACGACCCTTATTGAGGCCTTGGTCTATTTGGGTGTTTAGGTCCCCGTAGTACGAACTGAGCCGCTGGATTCCGCGCTCTGATGCTTGCAGCATTTCACTGCTGGGCAGCATGAGCGGTGCCTGCATAGCAGGCACGTCACGGAACGCCTTGGCTATCTTCTCGCGCTGACGCCGAATTGATTTGTCGATTGCAGTCTGAGCGCCAGCGCTCTGGCTGAACTCCCCAAACCCGCTGGCATCTCTAGAAGCTTTACTGGCTCGGATATTTGATTTTATGTAGTCGGCTTGTGCTTTCTGGGACGCTGTTATATTTTCGTATATGCGAGCAGTTAGACTTAACTCCTTGTTTAGTTCTATCTCTAGGGCGACAACATCTTCCAGAGATTTACGAAACTCGCTGGTGCCGGCTTTGAGCTTATCTGTCTCTTTACGCGCCGCAGCTAGATTTGATTCTAATACATTTTTTGTTAAAAACTCAGGAAATTCGAATACCTCAGGTTTTAACGCTTCTTTCAGTTTTACAGCTTGTTTAACAGCCTTGGTGGCAGTCGGAGCAAACGCCATAAGCGCCGCTGTAGCAGCAGCTATGCCACCAGCTGTAGCAATGCCCTGAACGCCCATTGCTTGAATGGCGTCCGTAACACGGTCGATTGGTGCTGTAATCGTTCCTAGAGTTCCGCCGAAGTCTCTAAGCGCTCCTGCGGCCCCGCCAAGCTTTCCGGGTAACGCCCCTAGGGTATTACCCAGAGCGTTCAAACCCGCGATACCGACAACTGTTTTTCCGCCAAAGTCAAAAGCTCTAGCTACGTTTACGAGACGCGAACCTACGCTATTTAATGCTTTATCTAAACGCCCCAGTTCCCTGCCGTAGGCCTTGATATTGCTGGAAGCCACTCCGCCCGCAATGTCGAAACCCGTCTCGGCGACTTTTTTAAGTCCGTTCAGACGGTCTTCGACTTTCTTTATCGACTTCTCGGCTGGGCTTGTTAGAAGCCTAAGCAGGATGTCGGCGTTGAACTGGGCCAAGGTCCTGGGCTACTACCGTTCCAGTCAGTCTAGGTCGCATGAAAAAGCCGCCTTAGCGGCGGCGTGGGGTTTTCTTTAGTGCCTTTTCCTGCTCGGCGTTGAGGTGGCCGAAGTACAGAGACCACAGAACGATCTCGTCTTCAGTCACCTCGTTGAGCAGGCGGTGGAGCGTGTAGCCAAGTTCTTTGGCCACTCCGAGGCAAAGCAGAACCCAGTTGTCCTTGGCTAGCTCCTTAGCTGCCGCTTTTCATGTCGAGGGGTTCTTCCTCGTCGACACCGATAACCGCAAGCATCAG